TTTCCTACGGCATCGTGACCCATCTGCGGCGGCTCGGAATAGCAAACAAACTCGGAGAACAATAGACTATGAGCAACATCTTCACACGGGGCCGCGACATCAAGGCGATGCAGGCCCGCATCACGGACATCGAAAAGAAGGGCTACTACACGCCCGATGAAAACGAGGCCAACGAATACCTCCAGCGGCTGCTGCGGTATATGGCCGGTACCATCGAGTTCAAGACCTACGAGCGCAACGACCTATACATGGCCTACCGCACCTGCTCGGCGGCCTACGGCATCATCGACCGCATCGCAAGGGCCGTCGGCGAGTGCTCGGCATACATCGAACTGCTGGACGAGAACGACAACGTCATTCCGAAGCACTGGATCATCGACCTGCTGAGCCACCCCAACGACCGCTTCTCGCGCCGCCGCTTCTTCTACGCATGGAGCACGAACTTCGACGTGTTCGGCGACGCTTTCACGTACATGGCGAAGGAAGGGCCGGGCAAGAACTTCGGCATGCCGCTGGGCCTCTATATCCCTGCGGGCAACAAGGTGGGCATCGAGCACGGCAAGGCGACGTTCCCGATACCGGGCATCGACATCACGGGCGACGTGAACAAGACGCCCATCCCCCCGACTGACTATTTCCAGAGTTTCAACTACAACCTCGACGACGACAGTTATTTCGGCTTCTCGCCCCTGGCGGCTGCCGCCTACGACGTGGCGTTGCTCAAGAAGGGGAAGGAGCGGCTCAACACGGCAATCGGCAACGGCGGCGTGAATGCGGTCATCACACCCGCGAAGGACAAGGACGGCTTCGTCGTGCCGCAGGCCGCCCAGATGGTGGAGAACGAACTGAACGCGGCAAAGAACATCAACAAGACGAAGTTCCTGCGCCAGCCCATCGAGGTACACGAGATCGGCAGCAAGCCCGTTGACCTCGCCATCCTCGACAGCAGCAAGGAGAGCGTGACGGCCCTCTGCTTCGTGTACGGCATCCCGATGGACTTGTACTATGGCCAGAGCAAGTACGAGAACGCGAAGGAAGCGAAGAAGGCCCTCTATGAGAGTGCGGCCCTGCCGCGCCTCAACATCTTCTGCGAGGACTTCATGGACTACCTGCGTCGCGTGAGCGTAGGCAAGAAAACGAAGAAGCCGCTGCTTGAAGAGAAGGAGATGGGCTACCGCCTCGTCGTCAACACCGACATGATCGACGTCTTGCAGGACGACCCGAAGGACGTGCTGCAGAACCTCACGCTGATGCACGCCAGCCTCAACGAGATGCGCGAGGCTTACGGCTACGACAAGCTGGAGGGAGCGGAGAACCCCGGCGGCATCTACGACAAGCCGATTCTCGGCCTCGGCACTATGTTCGGCGACGAGTTCGGCGGCGACATCAATGAAAATGCAGAGTAAGGAAACGCCCTGCGACTATTGCACGATGTTCGACCGCTTGCAGCACCCCGCGCTCTTTTGCCGGGCTTGTGTCGAAAGCGGGAGATACGACGAGCAGCAGTACAAGATGGAACAACGATGTCAACCCGTAAACGCATAACACCCGTCCAACGTGCGCGGCAGCGCGTGATACGTGTCAACGCCCTGGAGATGGCCGTTTCCTACGAGCGCAAGATACGACGCAAGCGCACGAAGGGCATACGGGCCATCCTCGACGACCTCGTGGAGCGGAACGTACCGCCCGGACTATGGGCCAACGAGGTGGACTACTCCGAGCCGTGGATGTCGCCCCTGCTGACGGATATGTACCTGACGATAGGGCACACGGGGGCGGTCGCGGTGGCGAACCGCCTGCTGGCGAAGAAGGCAGACACGACGGACGTGTTCACACGCGCCCTGCTCCAGTGGGCGCAGACGAACCTCGGCAGCCGCATCACGCTGATGGGCGACACCGTGGCGAAGTGGCTGCGCGAGACCATCGCGGCCATCTACGAGGAACACTCGTCCGAGGGCGTGGAGAAGCTGACGCGGCGGCTCTACGACGAGACGCAGGACAAGTGGGACGCAATCAAGAAATGGCAGTGCCGCCGCATCGCCCAGACCGAGGCGATGAACTCGATGAACGTGGCGGGCCTTTCCGCAGCCGAGGCCCTCGGCATACCCTACGAAAAGACATGGAGCATTTCGGGCATCAACACCCGCGAGACGCACGAGGCGGTGGACGGAATCACGCTCCCCCAGGGCGGCCTCTTCACCGTCGGCGGCTACCCGATGGAGCGGCCTATGGACGACCGCTACGGTGCGCCCGCCAGCGAGGTAATCAACTGCGCCTGCACGCTTATCTACCTTCCGGCGGACAACGGCATCACCGAGATTTAGACCCCGCCAAATCGCCCGAAAACGGGCAAGAAACGGCTATTGCTTTCTACTATTAGTCAAAACGCAGGTCTTACCGCCTGCGTTTTTTATACTTGCAAAAAGCAGTCAAGCCATGCCCGAAATCACCATTGAAAAAAAGAGCGTCGTCTGCCGCGAGATCAAGGTCTCGCGTGATGAAAAGCACCTCTACATCGAGGCTTACGGCGCATACTTCGGCAACGTGGATTCCTACGGGGATGTCATCAATGCCGGGGCCTTCGCCAAGTTCCTCGCCAGCGAGGACGCGAAGCGTGTCAAGCTCTGCTGGCAGCACAACTTCGACGACGTGCTGGGCGTGATCACCGACATCGGCGAGGACGAGCGTGGTCTATGGTTTAAGGCCACGCTCTCCAATACCACGCTCGGCAGGGATGCCGCCACACTCATCGAGGACGGCGCACTCAACGAATTTTCCATCGGCTACTCGACACGGGAAGCCGAATACCCCTCCGAGGACGAGCAACGCGCCACGGGCGTGTACCGCTACCTCAAGGAGATTTACCTCTATGAAATCAGCCTCGTCACACGCGCAGCGAACCCTATGGCCACGCTGACGCAGAGCGAGCGGAAAAACGAAACCAATAACCAAAACTCCAACAACATGGACGAAGAACTCAAGAAGCAGCTCGAAGCGATGCAGGCTGAACAGAAGCGGCTCGCCGACGAGAACGACCGCCTCAAGAAAGAAATCGACGAGGCGAAGAAAGAAAAGTCCGACATCTCCGCGATGAAGGACACCCTCTCCAAGAACGAGGAAGCGATCAACAACCTCGACGAATCCATCAAGCAGATGAACGAAGCCATCAAGGGCCTCAACACCAAGAAGCAGACCGTCGGCGAGGCCGTCTGCGAAGCCATCAAGTCCGACGAGTTCAAGAACCTCGTCAAGGACGTGGTTGACGGCAAGCGGGCCAGCGGTCGCATGGAGGTCAAGCTGGACACCAGCGCGATGACCGGCACCGTCATCCGTTCCATCACCGACAACACCATCTACGCCGACGCGCAGAAGAAACTCGTGTTCCTCGACGGCATCCGCAAGAAGGACGTGCCGCAGGACAAGAGCGTCATCGTCTGGGTGGAGGGTAGCTTCACGGACAACACCAACTACGTCGGCGAAGGTTCCGAGGTGGCATCCGCAGACGGTGCATCGGCCAGCGAAGTGACCCGTGGCCTCGCCAAGATCGGCGCAAAGCTCCCGTTCACCCGCGAGACCGCAACCGACCTCGGCTACTTCCTCAACTGGGCGCGCGAGGAGGCCATCACCGCCATCCGCAACAAGGTTGACACCGAAATCCTCTCCGGCCAGGGTGCCGACACCAACAGCACCACCAAGAAGAAGATTTACGGCATCCTCGGCCAGGGCTCGACGGCCTTCAACGCCACGACCGCCGGCTGCGCGGGCAAGTTCACCGCCCCCGCCCTCTGGCAGCTCATCGACGCCATCGACGCGCAGATCAGCCTCGGCACCAACGATGCCTTCGTCGCCGACACGATCTATATGCACCCGTCGGACTTCGCCATCTACAAGAACATGAAGGACGCCAACGGTCGCCTGCTGTTCGAGTACAACAACGGCGGCTTCTACTCCTTCCTCGGCAAGCGCGTGGTCACCACGAGCAAGATGACCGCAGGCTCCTTGCTGGTCGCCGACACGGGCATCTGGGATCTCTACGAGAAGCTGGGCTTCGAGATCGAGATCGAGCGCGTCGCCAAGACCGACAGCTACGTCATGTACCTGCGCTGGCGCGGCCAGCTCGTCACGCCGAGCAACAAGAAGAAGGGCGCGATCTACGTGGCCGCCATCGCCACGGCTCTCGCGGCCATCACGAAGGGTTCCGGCTCTGCCTCCGGCAGCGGCGCAGCCTAAACCACCATGAGCGGACGCAAGACCATACAACGGAAAGCGGAGCGACCGTCTTACGAGAACAAGGCGGTCGTTCCCGCCGCGTCCGTGAAGGTGCGCGTCATCAAGTCGCACGACGGACTGGAGCGGGGCGAGATCATCGTCCGGCCCTACGATGTCGCCAAGACCATGCAAGACCTCGGCTACTGGAAAATCATCTGACACCATGCGAATAGTCAACGTCAAGGAAAGCAGCATCCTCACGCTCGACCGGCTGAAAGCCTACGCCAACATCGTGGACGGCAGCCGTGACGACGAACTGCGCACCATCCTCCGTGCGGCGGCCCTGCGTGTCGCCCAGTATGCTGACGTGGCCCTGCTGGAATGCACGGTCATCGACGAGGCGACGGAGGAGGCGCAGCTATGGATGCCCCCCGTGGGCGAGGTCACAAGCGTGGTCGATGCCGTGACGGGCGAGGACGTGTCCGACCGCTGCACGCGAATCGGGAAAATCCTCGTTCTGCCCGTCGATACGGTATGCACGGTGACGTACACCGTCGTGCCGGACGAGGCGACCGTCCAGACGTTCGCTCCGCTGGTGTGGGAGATGGCCGTCGCCATGTGGGACGGCAACACCGAAGAAGAAAGCAAAGTCTATCGCAGAATACCGTCCGGCTATGTTGTTCACTGAATCCAGGAACCTGAGAGCGCGAGCCATGCGCGAGACCGTCCGCCTTGTCCGTCGTGACATCAAGGAGGACGACTTCGGCGTGCAGAGCGCGGGCGAGGACGTGTGCCTCGGCCCGTTCCCTGCGAGCGTGCAGATGCTCTCGGCGATGGTAAAGATGAACCACTACCAAACGGCAGAGATCGAAGCCTACGAGGTGCGCCTGCGCTACGTGCCGGGCCGCTTCGAGAAGATTCTCTGGCGGGACGCGGAACTCAGCGTGGACAGCATCGAGGACGAAGGGATGCGTGGCCGTTGGCTGCGCGTCTATTGCAGCAGGAGGGCGAAGGTATGACCGAAGGCTTGTATATCGACCCGCAGAGCATGAAGTCCCTCGGCATCAACTTCAAGCGATTCCGCGAACACGTCCTGCGGTCTGCGCACGACGGGCTGGTGTCCTTCGGTATGCAGATCGTGGCGAAGGCGAAAGACCTGCTGCAAGCCAACGACAGCATCGCGTCTGGCCTGCTGCGCAATAGCGGAAGAACGGTGGAGCAACCCGACGGCACGGTGGACGCTGGATTCTACGCCAACTATGCCGAGTTCGTCGAGTACGGACGCAAGGCGGGCGGTATGCCACCCGTGGATGACCTCTATCAGTGGGTGAAGCGCAAGCACCGCAGGAGCAAGAAAAACTCGGCCCTCACCGCTGCGGCAGCATTCACGGGCAAGAACGAAGACCAACTCGCACGGAGCGCGGCGTGGGCCATAGCGACGGACATCAAGAAGCGCGGCACGAAGGCGCACCCGTTCCTCAAGCCGGCCTACGAGCAGTACCGCTGGAAGATTAACAAGTTCATGCAGGCGCAGGTCGACAAGGCCGTGGCCGCATTCAAAGCGAAATGACTATGGCAGCGAAATCAGCAGAAGCACAACTCCGGAAGGCCGTCATCGCGGCCCTCAAAGCGGCGGGCCTTCCCGTCAGCAAGGACGTGCGGGTGTTCCCCCGCGTGGAACTGACGGACGTGCAGGAGAGCGGCGCAATCGACAAGGGCGAGGACGTGCGCGAACTCGGCTTCGTGGTCGAGGCGATCAGCCTCTCGGCCTACGAGGAAGCCGCCACCCTCAGCGATACCGCAGAGACCGCGCTCGTGGGGCAGGACACCGTCACGATGCCGAACTTCACGACGGTGGACATCTACAAGGAACTCGGCACCGAGATCGTCGAGGTCGGCGATGCCGACATCCTCGTCATACGGCGCAGGACGCAGTACCGCGCCAATGTAAGCAGAAAATAACAAACCAAAAACGATACAACAATGGCAGTAAAAAGTGGCAACAAACACCGCGTGTACCTCACTACCGGCAGCGGCAGCGGGGCAAGCGATACGTGGATTGCCGGTGAGCAGTCCAACACCGTAGATTTCAACAACAACGCCATCGACGCCAGCGACAAGTCCACCGAGTGGGATCAGTTCATCTCCGGCAACAAGAACTGGACGGCGAGCGCGACCTTCAACCTCGATAGCAGCGCGAGCAACGGGCAGAAAACCCTGCTGCAGTCGCTCGTCAACGGCGCGAAGGTAAAGGTGTTCATCGGCGAGGTCAACAACTCGGCACGCAGCGAGGGAACGGCTGGCGAGGCCATCATCACGGCCATCTCGCAGACCGCCGAGCGCAACGGCATCCTCTCCCGTCAGGTCACGTTCCAGGGCACAGGTGCCCCGACGATCGTCTATCCGGCGTAAGCTATGGTGAACCCACGGCAAAAGATAACGATACAAGGCGAGGGGGTGGAGTTACTTATCACCCCCTCTATGTATAAGGCCGCGTTGACGCACGGGATGAACCTCACGCTGACGGACGGCGCGGATGCCGCCGAGGTGTGGGATATGTACGTCAAGCACGTCTATCTCGCGTATCGCAACGCGCTGGACGTGGCG